CAATATCAATTGCTCTATCTGAATAATGATAAGAATTTTTAGCGTGTCTACCACGAACACCACCATGCTGCGAATGTTCTGTAACTGCTTGAAAATCTGGGCCCTGTCTTAAATTAGTTTTAAGATAATTGCCAAGTTCACCAGCAAGTGTAGAACCTAAAGAACCATCCTTATTAGTACCAAGTTGAATACTCTGGCCAGATCCTTTATTATACTCACCACTAGAAACACTACCACTTGTCTTTGATCCACCCAACACACCCATTACATTATCCCAAGTAGTATGTGCTTTATTTCCAGAAGCGTACTGATCTTGAAATGTCAAATTGCTTGGACCTTCAGGAAGACCTCTCCAAGTTCCGGCAAGATTATAAGCAAACTTTTCAGTAGTCATACTACCAGATTTCCATGATTTATAACCACCACCATCAATCAATAAGATAGCAAGTTTATCTTGATTTTCAGGACTAAACAAATCTTTATTAGGATCTAACCCAATAGACCTTGCTCTATCCAATACAAACTGAGGCATCTGCTGGTATCTACCCATCGCACCAGATCCAATACCAGAATCTAATGCTGCGCGTCTAGCACCAGCAATAGTCATAGTACTCAATCCATCAATATGACCACCATTAATAGTATCATAAGATTTTGCTTCAACACTACTAATAAGATCTAATATATCACCATACTCACCCGAACTTGAAGTAGAATAAGTAGAACCAGCACCAGAAGGGCCACCACCAATTCTAACACGACCAGTACCAGTAGCAGAATCCCATTCATTACTTAAACTTAAACTCTTTTCTATATCACTAATTACACTGTTAACTATGGGATCCATAGTTTTTTTAAGTTGTTTTGATATTTTATCAGAAATTTCTTTTTCTCTTCTCTGAGCAACAGATCCTCCCCCTGCAAATCCCATAGGAGTTCCTGCTCCTACCAAATAAGACAATCCTTTACCAGCATCATTATATTCTTTATTAGATGGTTTTTGTCCTACCAAAGCTTTAACAGCCAATGATGCCATAGGACCAAAATAACTCATTTCACCAAATTTATCACCATACTTTTTAATAAAATCTAAAGCAGATGGTTCTGAAGGTTGCTTTTCTCTAGGCAGATTAGCCCAAGGGTTAGGAAATAGTCCAAATATCTTAGACTTAACTTCCGTTTCTCCTGGAGATACTGGAACCTCTTCTGTTCCAGAAATACTCTTACCAGGGTCTATCTTTACAGTTTGTATATTTGGAGGTGTTATTACTTTTCTTGATATAGATCTTCTTGATGTAATAGTTCTCGTTGCTTTTCTAGGTTTATTAGTCTTTACCTTACCCCCACCCTTATGTCCAGGTACTTTATCTGGAGAAGGTTTTTTATTACTAAAAATCATATCATATAATAGAGCACCACCCTCTGCACCTGCCCAAGTTCCAAGTACTGCTCCAATTGGACCACCAATAACAGTACCAATAGTACCCAGCAATAAAGATCCTATACCCCTAAATGCTGCCTTACCTACAGGATCTCCTAATGCCCAAGAAATAGCAAATTCAAGTAATCCACCAATAAGTGGTATTTTATTAACAAGAGGTTTTATTACTTTTGCTGCTAACCGTTTACTAGCTGTACCTGTTATATTTGGTCTTGCCCTAAATGGATTTCTTATACCTGGTCTTCCTATAGTCCTTCCACCAGATGTAGTTCTTGTTCCTCTTCCACCACCAGGTTTACCAAATGTACCAGGTTTTCCACCACCAACTTTGGACATCGCCATTGCCAAGAGAAATGTACCATTTAAAACCTTATTGAGATTCCCCATAAGGCTATCAAATTTCTTGGCACCATCCTCTCCAAAAATATCTCCGGTAAATTTCCTAAGACCATCATAAAGTTTATATGCTCCATCAACAAAACTCACCAATCCATTTAATATTTTTCCTCCCCAATTAATAATAAATTCACCTGCTGCTACGACACCAGTAAGAACCTTCTGCAATTTTGGTAGATGTTCAACCAATCTAACTGCAAAATATCCAAGAAGAACATTTCCAATAAAATTCTTAATCCAATCCAAAAACCCAGTCTTTGGTAAGACATTGGGCATTTTAATTTTTTTCTTTGGATCTGGTTTCTTTTCTAATTTTGTTTCAATATCTTCCTTTCTCTGCTGACTTGCTTCTTTCTTCTTATCATTTAATAGTTTCTTATCAGCAGCAAGAGTTCCTTTCAACATCTTGTCTATCTGAATTGTTTTCACACGAATAGTATTAACATTCTTCTTGTCTTGAGAAGTCAAAGTAATACTACTAATCTTTGCTTGCGGCAAAGGTTTCGCTGTTCCTTTTGATCCTGGTAAAAACTTCTGAGTATTGATTGCCATATCTTAACTTAAAGGAGATCCAAGTGCTGCTGCTTTGTCATACCAAGGACCAGTAAAAGATATAGAAGGAATGGATGGTGTTGCAGACGTTTCAATATTAATATTATTATCAGAACCAGATGATATTATTGTTGGTTCTGATTCTGGTGGCATGAACGGAGGAAGGGGAGGTGAAGAAATTGGTCTTTTATAAGTATTAGGAGTATTAAAAGAATACAAATTCTGAGAACGATCATCAGAATAATTAATAGAATTATTCTCACTATTCCAACCCATATTAAAAGTAGAATTAGTCTGCTTTCCACTATTATCAAGTTTACTAGCGAGATGTGGAAAATTCTTTGTCCACTGTTCCATGGGAGTATCTCCCATTTCATTTCTTCCTATTCTAGTAGAAATAGAACCATCTTTATTCCTTCTTGGGCCAGCATTAAGTTTGCCTATAATTTTAGATAATGTAGGTTTAGGTTTTTCACCTTTATCAAATAAAGATGTAATCAATCTCTTAGTACCATCAATCAAAGATCCACGTTTATCAAAATCAGTTACATCACCTGTGAGATAATCAACAGCACCTGCCAACCACCTCATCAATCCTTGAGGTTTTTGATTTTTATTTACATTAACATCACCAATATTTACTTTAGGAGATTGTATAGATAAACCACCTCCCAACATATTTAATTGAGGTCTTTCATTCTTTGTAAGAATTGCTATATGGTTTCCAGATTTCTTCTGTTCTTTACCTCCTATCAATCCCCCACCATAAGCAAAAACTTTTTCATTTCTTATTGTTGGTCTGTTAGTTCCACCACCAGCAACATTCATTGCTTCTAATTGATCAACTCCATACCTATTAACTGCACCTGTACTCATCACAAATTCGCCATCAGTCAATTTGGCATCAACTTTATCCACACCTTTTTCACCAGATACAAATCCGTAACTTTTAGTTTCTCCAGTATCTAACTTATGAAGTTGTTCTTTAGCTTCTGCAGATTCTCCAGTAAGTCTTTGCCAGAAATTTGGATTATTTGCTTTTTGTTCCAAAGAAGCTCTAACTTTATCTTTTCCTTGCTCTTCAATATTTTTCTCAGTTTTTCTTTCTTGTTCATCAACTGTTTCAGGGAAGAGTTGAGGTATAAATGCACCAGCAGAAAATAGTGCCGCAGCTGCTGCTCCTTTAAGCATCCATGGATTAGAAGCAATTATTTTCCCAAGTCTCAAGGTCCAACCAGCAATCATTGGGACCATACTACGAATAAGACCTCCTAAAGAAGTTCCAAATAATAACCATCCTCCCAATAAGGCAGGCCACCAATCACTAATAAATCTAAAAATGGTTTTAATCTTTTCTTGATTCTTCTCATCACCAAACCAATCAAGTAATTTAATAACAACCCTACCAAGAAAAATCATAACAAAATAATTAATTATTTTGTCCAATAATGATTGAACAGGTTGCATTACTTTCTGTGCAAGTCCTGCCATTTTGGCAAAACGTTTCTTCAGATTTTCTTTCTGTAATTTTCTTTTCTCAGTTTCTGCTGCTCTTCTGTCAAATTCAGAGTCTTTCTTTGATAACTTATTCTTTTCTTTTAAAGTATTACCAATAGATGTAACAGACTCAGCAATCTTGGCAAAACTTTCTCCTATATCAAATCCAGCACCACCACCCGCTTGTGCAGCAGAAAGTAATTTAGATGTAGGTATTGAGGTTTTCTTTCCTGTTAAAATTCCTCCAGTCTTTAATGTTGTGGATGTTATCTTTTTCTTCTTTACCTTAAATCTACCTTTATCTTTCTTACTCTTTACCCTCTTCCATTCATCAGTTAATAATTCAACTTCTTCAGATGGAATAGAGGTCTTAGGCATTCTGCCCTTAACCATCGCTTCCTTTAGAAGAGTAAGATAAGTATCATAATCCAGGTCAAAAACATCCTCAAGACCAATAAGCCTCAGTATCCTTACATCAATAGTTTCTGTTGCATTAGAAGGCATTTGCTTGCTGGTGCTTTAGTTTTTCTTCTTCAAGATGATTCTGTAACATTACAACATAGACATCTCGTTCCCAAGGTATCATATTTTCAATCTCTGTTAATGAATATTTATGGTACTGCATTAAGGAAAAATTAAGTTCATAATAGCTCATTAAATTCATATGCACCATTCCTATGCGAAAAAAGATGCTAGTCCCTCAATTACTACTTCATTTTCAACTTGAGTAACTGGATTTGTTACTGTAATGGTATGAGATAACTTAGGCATTGTCTCAAAGAACTTTTCAATACCCTTGAACTGGGAAGAATTCATAGAATCTAAGAAATCATTTACTTCTTTCTTAGTACAATCTGCCGCGGCCCATACTTCTTCTTCACTATAAATCTTATCAATACAAGTACCAATCAACTGGAAGGATTGATCCATTTGATTTCCTTCACTAAAATCAAAATTACTCTTAATGAATTGCTCTAGTGATGGATACTTCATCTCCATCATTAAATTATCATCAAGCTTAACTTGCTTATTATGCTCTTCACTCTTTTGGACTTGAATGTCGTCAAGATTAATTTTTACAGGAACTTGTGTTTCTCCATCATCAGGACAAACAACATTAACTTCAAGTTCTTCTCCTACAGACTTACCACGAATATTGAGGAACAAGAATTCAATATCAAAAGTAGGTAATGCTTCTACTTTAATTCCTTTTGTAAGAACACATGCTTTAATAACAGATTTAATAGCAGTTGTAATTTGTTTTGTATCTTCACTTTCTAATGCAATTACAAGTAACTTTTCTTCCTTAACAAGAAAAGGTCTATATTTAATCGTATCTCCAGTAGAAGGCAATTCCAACTCATATGTCGGAGTAGCAATTTTTGGTAAAGGCATAATATCCTATAGTTATTTCAGTATGGTTATTTATCAAGCAATCTCAGATGAAGATAATAAATCAGAGGATCCAAGGGTACGATCATTCAATAATGGAGATGTAATTGATGAAGTTGCACTCAAAACATCTCCAGTAGCACTATTAATAAACTCCCAAGATTCACCTCCCGTATCTGGTCCTTTCCTCTTCACCACACTAGCTGTTGCTCTAAATTCATCCGTTTGAATAACCACATATCTCAGATAAGTCATTGCAACAGTACACTTTAATAAGCTAGAAGTATCATAACTCACAGGCATTGAGGTAATGCTTATAGGATAACTCTTAACAAATTCATAGGTCAATTCATTCCTATAATCCCTTTCAAACTTTTTAACTCTTAATCCTGTTGCAGTATATCCATCATCACCATCAGGATACCTTGTCCTATAAGTATAATTAGAACCTCTTGGATCATTTTGATTTTCATTCATAATATAACTTTGCCATGCCTCAAAAAATCTAATAGGCAAGTAATTCTCACTATCAACATAGAAAGTTAAATTAATTCTATCATCAAATACTCTTCTATATGCATGTCTCTCAGTAACTCCTGTAAAATTATTATTAATTTCCATGGTAGCCAAACTAGACCCAGGCAATGTTGCTTCAGTACACATCAAATTCAATTGTGCTTGCTGACCACCAGCATTAGAAAGCATTCCCCTTAAAGCATTAGGAATTCCTATCTCAACACCATAATGAGAAGTTAAAGCAGGACTAAGTAGGTTATTCTTAATCTGCTGCATAGTCTTTGGAGATTTTGTCCCATTATCTCCATATTCACTCTCATTACCCCATCTTGGTATTCCTTTTAAATCTGTAGCAGGATTAACTCCAAATACATTACTAACACTCCTATTAATATCAAATGGGTTGTAGGGGGTTGCCATTTATAAATACTATTTGATCTTATATATTATGTATAAAGGATAATGGCGGAAAGTATTAAAAGTATATTTAAACCTTCCCATCCAAGAAAATATAAAGGTGATGTAAGTAATATAATCTGTCGTAGTAGTTGGGAAAGGAGATTTTGCAATTGGTGTGATAATAATAAAAGTATCTTAGAATGGGGAAGTGAAGAGTTTTGGATACCGTACCTTTCACCCATAGATAATAGGACTCATAGGTACTTCCCAGATTTTATTATTAAAGTAAAAGAAAGTACTGGTGATGTAAAAACTTATGTTATTGAGGTTAAACCCAAAAGACAAACCAAACCTCCAGTCAAAAAGAAAAGAGTATCAAAATCTTACATCTATGAAATGAAAACATATTCAGTAAATCAAGCAAAATGGCATGCTGCATCTGAATGGTGTAAAGATAGAAAGATTGAATTTAAAATTATTACCGAAAACGAACTAGGTATTAAGTAATGACAGATTCTTTTGGGTTTGATAGCAATGAAGAACAGGCATTACTATTAGAAAAATACCCCACAGCAAGAGTAGAAGAACTTAAAAGGAGAGTTGAAGCAGAAAATACATCAGACCCAGAAGAGATAATGCTTATTATTATGGAACTTTTTAATATAGAAGTATTATATCCTGAACCTGGAAAGTTCTATACCTTTGTATATACACCCAAAACACCAGATATTGATTATGACCAACATCCACTCATTGCTTGTGTAGATATATTTAAGTGGGGATTTAGAGGTCTTAACTTCCACTGGCAACAATATAGAAATTATACCTGGGAAGAAGTGCTGGGTAAACTTCATTTAGTGGAATATCAAGAGGTAGATGAGTTGCTTGCATTACAATACGGTAAATTCCTCCTAAATAAATAAAAAGATTCTCTAAATGGCAACACAGACAAAATATAGTCCAAGAACATACGGAAATAGAACCAATAATACTTGGAAAGATACCATATGTGATGCAGATGGATCCAATTGTAGAACTGAAACTTATTATGTAACTGTACAAGATCCAGGAGATGGTGGTCTAGGTGGTGCATCTAAAAATCAATTTACATCACCAGAAGATGCTCTAAAAGGAAAAACAACAATTTATAAAAGAAATGATGGAATTCTTGGATATCTCACAGGACAATCAGGTGATATTATAGTAGGAGAAATTCCTTCTTATGGATCTAAGAAAGGAAAACTAGTACCCCCACCAAATGTCTGGTCAGGAACACCTTTAGATAATGCAGTATCATATTTTTCAAAGCCAGAAAATCTTAAAAGAGTAAAAAATCAAGCTATACTTACTACTAAAAAGGGAATGCTTGCGGATAAAGATGTATATGGTGTTGATATAGAACCAGTTACAGATGATCCTATAGTAGCACAAACAAAATCGGAGACATTATTAGAAACTCCCACTCCACTTCCTAGTGAAGATCCCCCACCCACAGATAAAACCAACCCCGCACCAACAACATATGAGGATAGTGGTGAAAATAATGAAAACACTAGAGATAATTTTGGAGATTATCACTATCCATTAAATATTGGAGAAACAACTCAAGATATACTCAAAATTTATATGTTGAAATATGCTCCTGCAGGAATGGGCTCAAAAGGATCATCAAGACTTGCATTAAATCAAGGAGAAGGTACATCTAAAAGAACATCAATAGGGTCAGTTATTCTTCCCATTCCTGGTGGTATTAAAGATTCAAATAAAGCAGAGTGGGGTGGCAATAGTATGAATACACTAGAACTGGAAGCTGCTAAGGTTGCA